GTGGTAACCTTACCACTTCAAGCACCTGCTCTACTACTGACCTCCGTAATGCGGTTGCTAACATGCGGGCTAACAAGGCTGTCCCGAAGAAGAGTAACTACTATGTTGGGTTCATTCACCCGTATGTGAGCTATGACGTTCGGTCTGCGACCTCTGCCGCAGCTAACACGTCATGGCGTGAAGCTCACATCTACAGCACGCCCGAGGCGATCTTCGCTGGTGAGGTTGGTGCTCTTGAGGGTATGGCTCTTGTCGAGACTCCTCGTGCTCCCATCTTCGCTGGTGCTGGTTCCGGTGGTGCCAACGTGTATGCGACTGTAATCGTCGGCCAGCAGGCTCTCGCTAAGGCAGTTGCTATTGATCCTCACCTTGTTCAGTCTCCTGTGACTGACCGTCTGCGGCGCATCGTGAACTACGGCTGGTATGCCCTCCTGGGTTATGCACGGTTCCGTACCGCTGCTCTGTACCGTATTGAATCTGGCTCTGGCGCTCTCAACGCATAAGGAGATACTGAATGCCTACCCTTTCCTATCCGCCCGGCATTACTGCCTTCCAGTCCGGGGTTACTGTTACTACTACCACTACCAAGGCATTCACTACTGGCTCTCAGACCATGACTGCCGCCCAGCTTATCGGTGGGGTTATCTCCTCGGCTAATGCCGGTGCTGTGACCTTTACCACGGATACTGCTGCGAACCTGGATGCTGCTCTTAACAACCCGGCAGTGGGTGATACGTTTACCTGCGTTCTCCTGAACCTGGGTACTAACACCATCACCCTTGCTGGTGGTTCAAGCGTTACTCTCCAGGGTAACACTGCGGTTGCTACTGGCAAGAATGCCCTCCTGGTGTTTGTTCGTACTGCTACTACTCCGACTTACACCTGCAACTCTATCGTCTCTGCTTAGGAGTTTACTAAATGGCTGAAACTTATGGCTTCGGTGGTTCAGAACCGACCACTGGTATGAATCCTGGCGAGTCGGCTGAGTCTGTCAATACTAATGCCGGTCAGACCGTTGAAGGTGTCGACTCCACTATCCGAGATGCAATGCATACTGACAACATTGCTGGTCAGTCTCCTGTCTCGGGTCTTGGTATGATGCCGACTTGGGATGCTGCTTTCCAGGGTTCCAACATCAGCTACGTTGAGAATAAGGTCCCCGTTAGCTCGGATGGTAAGACTGCTACTATTGGCCGCTGGCCAATTCAGTACGACCCATTCGACGGGCAGCCTGTAACGCATCGTCTTCCAGATCCTACTCCTATGGTTGGTGAGGGCTAAGTATGGCGGGTTCTAATCTTGGTGGCATGGAGGGTGGTTACGGTGGTGCTAGTCATCCTCCTATCCGTCAGAATCCCGATGGTTCAGTAAACTACGACTCGTCTCGTGAAGGTGAGGCTCGTGGTCGAAACGTTGAACAGAATATGGTAGCCCCCTTTGACCCCATTCCCGGAACGAGGGATCGCATGGTATCTGTTCCAAATCCTATTGACGATGCTCATATCCAGGGTTCTGGTGACGACCTTCTCACTCCAACGTGTATTCGCCCTGACGCCGACGATTGCGCCGGTGCTTGTAATTACAGCTAGAAAGGTACCTGAATGACTGCTCCTATCTATAAGGTCGACTCCGGCGCTACGTTCTGGAACAGCCTTGCTTCTCCGGCTCTCCAGACGGCAATGACCGTTACCTCTACCGCTACTGACTATGGGCTTCAGTTGAAGAAGGTCCGTCTTGGTTTCAACGGTGTTACTGCATCTAACACGCCTGTTATCGTGCGTCTGTATGTCTACACTGTTGCTACCTCTGGTACCTCCACTGCTTCAACTCCTCTTCAGGTGTCAGGTCGTACCATTGCGGCTACCAACATGGCGGGTGCTTTCAACTTCACCGCTGAACCGACTGTCAAGGCTTACTTTGACGAGTGGTCTTTGACTCCTAACGGTGGTACCGTCATTTACGACTATCCGCTTGGCGATGAGCCTGACTATTTCAACTCAGGTAACATGGGCTTCGGGCTGGAAATTACCCCTGCACAGCAGGTTGGTGTGACTAGCTCTATGTGGGTTACAAGGATCTAACCTATGGCCCCGATTGCGGGGCGAGGGACCGTCCCTGGGGTATTGCAAGCGCCGCCTCCGGTTGTCTATACGACAACTCCGGCTGCGCTTGTTCGTTATGATCGCCCTTTAGTCCGACCTACTATTGTCCGTAATAGTGCTCGCTCTATTATGGCAAAGTCTAAAGGGGTCATGGACCTTGGTAATAACATCTGGCGTTACATCAACTCGCCCCTACACGATGTTACTATCTTCGTAGCGAATACCACGGCTAATAGCCCACGGACGATGACTGCTGGCATCTATAACTCTGGTGTCATGCAGTTGGGTAGTGCTGGTCGTACTACATCGGCAACCACTGGCACGTTACCATTGGGTACAATCAACACGACTGATAATGTTTCAGTTGCCCTGTCTAAGCCGGGGGATGCCGACTGGCTTGGTTCAGCAACGTTCCAGATCAACTCATCCAATGGACCTCAGACTATTACCTACACTGGACTGAACTCCAGTGGCTTCACTGGTTGCACGGGGGGATCTGGTTCTATTACTGCTGGATCCTCACTTATTGGTCCTGCACAGAGACCGACTGGTGGTAAGTATAACGGTTGGCTGCAAGTAATGGCACAAGATCCACTAGGATGGATTTGTCAAGGCGGTGGTACTGACGCCAACGGGAATCTTCTCTGGACTGGTGATGGTGGAATCCTAAGCCTTGATAGCTACGTGTCCCGTCTCGTACTTGGTGGGATTGCCTTCGTCAACACTAGCTTCAACTATGGTAGTATTGGTGGTACTCAGTTATCGTTGTCAGGTACAGACCCTGATAGAGTGATCCTTTGGTATACAGACCATCAGGACTATACGGGTGTGACCGCATGGCAGGTGTTCCCTTGGGGCATCGTCACGTTTGGTCCTGGTGGTGCTGTGACAGGAGGTCCTACCAACTGTGGCTGGTACGGTCCAAGTCTGCATGACATAAAGACATCTTCCTTCTTCCTAAAGCGAGCTACCAACTGTGTCATTCAGGGTATGACTCAGAAGAACGTCTTACTGTCCTTTGAGACTGGTGCGGGGACCAGTCAGCCAACTCCTGACGTAAACCACATGGACGGTATTGAGATGATCTCAACTGCCGGTACTTGCACTAATAATCAAATCCTAGACTCTATGACTGGTGCTGGTTTCCGTCATCCAATTATCTGCGAGGGTGGTGGAACTTCTAACCCAGGGTGGTCAGGTAACTCTATGGCTCGGGTTTGGATGCCAGTCAACAACAACGTGTCTGATACTACTACCCACCGTCAGTTTGCTACCGATGCTGGTGCGGGACCTAATAGCTTTACAATGGACCACGTTACTATCTGGGCTGCATCTTGGAGTAGTGGATTTGGTAGCGCCATTACATCTCCTGGCTATGTTATCCTTCAGAGTGGTGGTACTGTCACCGTTACTGTTACTAACGACTCGCTAGTCGCTCCTACTATGGATGCTGGACATAGTGCTTTGTCCGAGTCTGATATTCTGGCTGACTCCCACAACCCAGCTAACATCTGGCGTACTGCCAATCCCTATTATAGTATGCTAAGCTATCTAGGTAATTCCTCCAATCCAGGAGGTGGTTGGACCTAATGGCTATATCTAGAGTTACTGCACAAGACTGTACTGCTAGCACGGGTAATAACACTACCCTTACCTGTTCCTACCCTAACACCCCAACGCAGGGTGATCTGCTTATATCTGTCTGCCTTCTTGCGTCTGGTTTCTCTAGTGTTACTACTCCTTCTGGTTACTCAGTAGCCTTTCATGAGGATTGTTCCAATGGTGCTATTACAGTAGCTCTGGCATATAAGATCGCTGGTGCTGCTGAGTCTAAGAATGTTACGTGGTCATTCTCAGGATCCAATGGGACTATCAATATTGACCAGCATGAGTATACAGGGAACGTCAACTCTAGTCCTCTAGACAAGACAGCAGTGGGCCGTGATGGTGGTTCTACTGAGCAGACCCAGGCTACTGGTACCACTGCTACCACTACAAATGCTAATGAGTTGGTGTTTACGGTTATGGGCTGGTCTGGCTCGGTTACAAGCAATACCTGGACCAATGCCACTCACTCCTTTACTAATAACCTGCTGTTCACTGGTGAGCGCATTGTTTCCTCGACTGGTGCATATACAGATACTGCCAACTGGACAAACAACCGTCTTGCCTTTGGTGGGATTGCTACCTTTATCGCCTTTGTCGCTGCTACTCCATCAAGCTCTGGTGGTGCGCCAGGTGAGATTGGTAATGTAACAGTCGCTCCTAATACAACTGTTCTCGTAGGAACGAGCTGGTAATGGCACGCCTTGGTAGGCGTCAACCCAACCCGCCTGTAATCAAATCCAATACCGGACGCCTTGGCACATTCCCTGTTCCTTCGCCTCATGCGATTGTTGTTACTGACACTCAGCAACGTCGGCGTTTCTACCGTCAGTCTGCTAATGTCACAACAATCATCAATGCTTCGGTTGAGGTAATTACTGGAGCACAACCCGGTACTACTGTAGCAATCGTTGTCAACGTAACTGCTGTCAAGACGAGCAAGCGTCTATTCAGCCAAGGCTTCAATACTCATACTATCACTCGTGAGTACGCCACGGCTCCCTTCGCTCTACCGCCAGTTCAGCCAATTCAGGAGAGTCCTGACGCTACTAGAGCGGCCATTGTTTCAAGGCTACGGTCGTTCGTCAACCGTACTGTTCTACAACGCAATCCAGCAGTACCACCTCCCAGCGTTCCTACTCCTAATGCCAAGGTAATTCTGGCGGTTCAGCATCGGTCAAGGCTTCTAAGCCGTACCCGAGTTCCTGCTATCATTATTCACAACGGAGCGCAGGTTCCTGCCACCAAGGGAACTGTTCCCATCGTTGTCGAGGTCGAACTTCGTAACAGCCGCATTCGGTCTACCCGAAGCAGAGTATCTGTTGTCCTACAGGGTCGTGCAGGTCTTACTCCTCCTCCGGCCCAACCGCCCCATATTGGTCTAGCCACTCAGACTCCTACTGTTTACCTGAGGCTTCGATGGAAGTCGGTTGCTACGGTCAGCCGTAACCCTCATGATATTGGACCTCTGTGGCTATTCCCATCCCCTCAGATCTATCGTATCAACTACCCTCTAGAGACTGAGCCTGTCTTTAGCCTCTGGACCAGGGTTCATAGAGGTGTACCGTCTACTGTCATTCGCAATTCTAATGGAGTCTGGGAAGAGTGGATTGGTCCTTACCCCTGGACTGAGAATCCTCGTAACAAGTACCTCTTTGGACCACGAGGCTTTGAGACTATGGGAACTGACCAATCTGCCTGGTCTGCGCCACAGCGGCTCTATCTTGGTGGACGAACCTACGTAATTGATGATATACTTGCAGAGGAACTAATGAATGCCGTCACCACGAATGCCCCTACCGGGTATGGTACCTACATTACCCTAGCTCCTCCAGGCTCAGTATTTACAGGAGATGAGATTCTATTGTCCGGTTATGCTTCCGACATCGGCGGAACAGGTATCCAAGCCTACAAGGTGGTCTAATGAAACATCTTGAAACCCATCCATTCTTTGTAGAAGATTGCTTTGGCTGCAAACTTATGACAATCTTCTGTGATCGTTACAGCGCCTTCGAGGCAGAGAAGAACAAGAACCAGGAGCTTGCACTCTTCAAGCGAGCCGTGGATGAAGGGTCGCTGCCGTGGGGTACTCAGACGAAGCAGTCTATTCGTGCCCTGAGTGAATCAGATCGTCTCGGAAGACCCTTTAGAGCGGACGACATGGCAACGACCTACCATCCTGATGTAGCGAAAGAACTAATTGGTAAGCCTCCAATTACGTTGGAGAAGAAGGAAGAGTAATATGCCCTTTCCCATCAGCAACGTTCAGCTATCAGATATAGAGCTTCGTGTCTACCGACTTCTGGAAGACGTGAACTCCATTGACTTCATTACTTCTAATATTGCTGCTACCCCTACTGGCGGTAGTATTCAGTTTACAGTAAATGATGTCAGTCAGTGGCCTGTCGGTTCACGTATGGAGGTAGACTTTGAGCTATTCCAGATACTTGCATCTGTTGCTAATAGTGGGACTGCTGGTCCTGGGACCGTTACTGCTAATAGAGCATTCGAGTCTAGCTATGCTGCTGCTCACACCAGCGGTACATTCGCTCGTCGTGATCCTCGCTTCCTGCATGAGACTATTTGGGAAGGTGTCAACGTTGCTCTAAACGACTGGTGCTCTTTCTACTTCCCCAAGCTACAGTGGGATATTACTACTGCTGGTTCATTCCAGCCTACCATCTGGATCTATGCAGCTCCTTCTGATGCACTTGCAGTCCGTCGTGTTGCATGGCTACTCCCAGGTTTCAATAGGTATATGGACGTAGATCACTCTGACCTAAACACCTACGATACGTCTGTGGTTTCTACTGGTCTTGGATTCGAGGTCTATGAGCGCATTGGTATGCCAGGTAGAGCTATCCATGTCCTCTATGAGAAGCGCTGGCCTAACCTTGTCAACGAGACAGATGTTCTTGACGCAACGTTCCCAGCAGAAGGTGATGATCTTATTGCCATTGGTGCTGTTCTCTACGTGGTCGGTGTCCGTATGACGCCTCGATGGCGTCTGGATGAAGCAATGTTCTACCGTGAGCAGGCAACTCCTCTACCTAGTAACTTCAATATGCAATGGCTCAACGACCTTGAGAAGCGTTGGTATGACAGAGCTACACAGATTCGTGCTAAGCGCCTTGACCGTGTTCCTCAGAAGGTCTGGGTTGGACAGACTGGTATCTAATGGCTATTCTCGCTGATGGTTCCCTGCCTTATCTCTATGACTTTGCCCTGAATGGTGTCGGCTACCTTGTGTCTTGGGAGGTGGATAGGGAGCTTCTTTCGCCCTGGAAGACTGCCTACCTAGTCACTGAAGCTGATACTCTGCTGGAACGTACTGATATCTCTAACGAGGAGATGACCGAGAACAAGCTGGACCTCCTCTATTGGGTCAGCCAACGTTCCTGGGACTATGGAGCAGGACAGGCTAGGATTGACCAGAACCTTCCTAACTATCCATCGGAAAGAGCATTCCAGTCTTCGGTAGGAGTTGATCTGTTCTCCACCATTGGTCAGGCTTCCCTGCTTCCTAGCACTCAGAAGATTGTAACTGCTGGTACAGGGACTATGGCAGCTACGGATAGATACATCTACACCGCAGTAGGTGGTCCTAACCTAAGCCGAGTCTCAACTTCCAATGGCTCAGATGCTACTACTGTTCCTAATGGTGCTGTTAGTCATTCAGCATCTGATCTGGCTACTGACGGAAAGAATGTCTGGTGTGCAGTTGGGGTAGAGGGAGTAAGTGAAATCCCGACTGGTACCAATACCCAGCTAAACTCCTTTGATGCTATTACCAACTTCTCACAGTCTGGTGGTAGTCCACAGATTATCACCAATGGGCAGGTAGAGGGAACTGGCTTCCTTCGCTTCACCTTTGGTCCTGGTAGTAATCCTCTAGTCTATACATATGGAACATCTCAGAACTGGTCTAGCTATGTGCAATTCAGTATCGACTGGGCTGCTAGCATCAATGGCAATCCTGGTCCTGATACTCTAACTGTCAGGTTCAAGCAGGACTCCTCTAACTACTTCTACTATACCATTCCAGCAGGCATCTCTTGGAACTGGCGTAAAGCCACCTGGAATATATCTGACATGGCTGTAGTTGGTACTCCTTCCTTGTCCACGATCAACTCTATTGAGTGGCTTAGCCTCATTCCAACGGTTACTAGCACCTTTGACCTGGACGACCTAGAAGCCACGAATGCTGGTAATCCAGCTATTTACTCTACCGTGAATGACTGTGAAGTCATAGCGTGGGCTAAGGATTCACTCTACGGAGCTGGACTGGTACCTGGATCATCTACTCAATGGCAGTTCTTCAGCATTGGCCCTGGCTCAACGTCAACCGTTATCTACATCTTACCAGATGGATTCACAGTGTCGCATATTAGCGAGCTTGCTGGATTCATCTACTTCGCTGCAACCAAGGCTGGTAGATCTCAGATTTATGCCTGGGATGGAACCAACGCTCCTTTCGTAGCAGTCGCTATGCCTCCTGGTGAGACTGCTCTGACCCTTATCCCATTCCTGGGAGCCGGTATGCTTATTGGTGGTAGACGCCAAGGGACTCATGGTACGAGTGTTGGGTTGGGAGTTCTCTACCGTGCTTTCCCACAGAGCAATGGAACTCTAACCATTGAGCTGATCCAAGCCTTTGGCGCTGACGATGGTTATGACTACGGTATTGGAGCAGGTACTTCATACCTGGACAAAGCCTACTTTACTATCAATAATCCTCAAGCAGCGGTCACTGGTGTTGGAATCAAGGGCTATACTGGTCTAGGAGTCTACTTCCCGACCACTGGTGGTTGGTCTACTCATATTGGTATTGCTGATACTGGTACTGTCGCTACTATGGCGGATGCTACTGTGTTTCACGGACAGCTTGTCTTCTCTATAGCTGGTACAGGAGTCTGGATGCAGCAGTCAGCCTACCTTGCTACTGGCTATCTCACATCGTCACTTATGGACTGGAACATTGACAAGACGAAGATGATTCTCCAGGGAGAGATTGGTAGCCTTCCACTAGGAGTTGGTTCTGCTCTAGCTCTATCGTGGTCACAGGATGGTGGTAATACCTTCATGTCACTCTCGTCTATAGCTGGTCTGACCTTTGGTACCACCCCTCCCGCTGGCTATGTAGCTCCCACGTACCTTGAAACCCCTGTGAGAGTCTCGTCTGGAACTGCTGTTACTAGAGTCACCTTTACCCAGGATATAGTCCACCTACCGAACAACACTCCTATTCTGAAGAAGGCTGGTCTAGGGGCTATCTACGGTGTCAAGCCTCGTAGGATCTACCAGATCGCTGTGAAAGCCTACCAGTATATGGACCTGAACAACAAGACTCCTTATCCACTCAGCGGAGCTGGTTTAGCTGCTAATATTGAGGCTACGTTGTCAGGACTACGAGACAGTCAGACAATTGTGCAGTTCCAGCCAGTTGGTTATGGTGAGGAACACACTACTGTTCTCAATGTTAGAGTAGCTGCTCTCAAGGTGTTCCGTCAGAAGTCGCCAGAGCGAGGCTGGGCCAACCTAGTCCTCCTTACCTGCTACGAGGTCCCATAATGAGTACTTCCATTGCCCGTACTGGATATGTAGGAGCGTCCACTACTACTGTCAATCCTAGTGTTCAAACTCAGTATGAGACTAACACTCTAGCCCTAGGTGCCAATCCTACTAGTATCATCTTTCCAATCGCTGCTAAGATCTACACTCCTGACACTCCCGATGATATTGAACTACTAAACATCTTGAATAACTAATGATACTCCCTCAGCGATTCTACGGACCAGCACAACCGACAGGATCTAATACCACTCTATTTACTGTTCCTGCCACGATTACTACAGGACGAGCTGCGGTGCAGCAGTGTATCATAAAGCAGATTTGGGTAGCCAATACTAGCCTTACATCTGCCACACTTACCCTTGACCTACTTGCGGTCGGAGCATCTGTATCAGGAACAACTAAATTACTCAACGCTATCGCATTCTCAGGAAGCACCAGCACTCCTCTCGCTGTAACATGGGTACTCGCCCCCGGTGAGATAATTGCAGGACTCCAGAATCCTACAGGAGCTTTGACGGTGATGATAAATGGGTACTATCATGTCTAACGGAAACTCAGCCGAAACCAATGCTGACAGGCCAGCTACTCAGAAGCAGCTAATCCAGCTTCAGTTGGAGATGACTGAGAAGCTCTTTGAGTCTACTGCTCAAATCCAACAGGATATGTCTCTAGTCCGTGAGGATCTTGCCAAGATTCAGGGTAAGTTTGAGGCTGAGGAAGTTGACAATGTTGACAACCATAGCAACAAGACTGAAACCATCTTGACAGCAGGGGTTATCATCAACTTCGTCATGGCTATAGTTGCAGTTCTGGTAGCCATTCATGTTTAGTCCATACTAAGAGGTCGCTTCATGTATGAGCCTGAAAGACTCCCTAGGATCCCCCCGATTCATTCGGAAGCTGAATCTTACATTTACTATTGTCTGGTTCACCCTAATCATTCCTACCTTGACGGTCTGGACTCACAGCGTCTTGTGGGTAGCTATACTTTCGATCTGGGCCAACGTCATCAGCCATTACACGGCATGGGTAGCAGCGAGGGTTGAGGTGCGTGCTCAAGACCTTCAGGAGAAAGATCGTCGACGTGAGGAAGCTATGGCAAGCATGGTGTCTCGCCTGGAGCGTCAGAATCTGGAACTTCTTGAATGGTCTCAGGTGATATACTTTGAACAGGTAATGGAACGTGAAGGACTTTACGACGAACAGAGAAGGGACAAGGAATGAAAGCACAGCAGTTACTAGAGAAGGTGGAAGCAGATCAGTACGTAGCTCAGTGTCGGAGGTATGAGTATATCGGGCATTGGTTTGAGGAGAGTTTCCTCTGCCGCATTAGTCCTATTTCGCCAGTACGAGTGAGAAGTGGAGAGGCTCTATACGGTAAGAGGTATGTCATTCTGGAAGAGGAAGAGTATGAAAGGCTAATTGGTGAAACAGAGAGAAGGTAAGAAGCATGTCGGAAACATCTGTCGAGTCGTCTGGAATGACATCACTGGAAAGTCTGGATGGACGGATCCTGAACAGCTTGACAGAGTGTCGCAGTTCGCTAGCTGTATTACGTTCGGAGTTGTTGTCGCTGCGAAAGTTGACGGACTCCTTATTGCAGGTTCTATCGGAAGCGGATACGATGACACTCCCTTCTACGGGGATCTAACCTATATTCCCTGGGGGTGTGTGGTTTCCATCTGGGACCTAGAAGCAGGGGATGATGAGTAGCCTTGTCTTCACAAACATTATTGGAGCTGTAACGTGTACTACTGGTGCTGTAGGGTTGTTGCTAGCAGGGAACAAGAAGCGAGTAGGATGGTTGATCAACCTGTTCGCCGAAGGCCTCTGGATCTACTATGCGATTGTCTTACAGCAATGGTCCCTGATACCAGCTTGCCTTGTCTGGGTAGGCGTCTACTGGAGGAACTGGAGGAAATGGAATGATAGTCACTAAAGGCATCGATTATGCTTGGAGCCACCCAAATGTACTGAAGATACCTGAAGATTACTCATTTGTAGCGAGATACTATAGCCACGACACTAGTAAATTAGTGAATCCCCTGGAAGCGCTAGCTATTTGCTCCACAGGAAGGCGTCTAGTGACTGTTTGGGAGGATAGTGCCAACCGGGCGGTTTCAGGGCCTTCTAGTGGTACCGTGGATGGCAATGCTGCCAAGTTCCAGGCAGTCACCGATCACCAGCCGACTACCAGCCCTATCTACATAGCAGTTGACTACGACGCACCCCAGGGAGACTGGGCCAATATAGCTGCCTATGTGGATGCGTTCCAGAAGGCAAGTGGTTATCCAGTTGGACTTTATGGTGATTACTTCATCTGTGACCAGATGTATAAGGATGGCCATGTTCAGTACATCTGGCAAACTATAGCCTGGTCCTCTGGCAGAGTCCATCCTGAGGCTCACATCTACCAGACAGGAGAGCAGATTGTCATAGATGGAGTTACTTGTGATGTAAACTATGCAGAGAAAGAAGATTACGGAAGCTGGACGATAGCTAGTGAAGCAACAATTCAAGAGGAACCCGGGATAAGCTATGTCAGAACAAGTTAGAGTACCTAAATCAGAGCATAAGAAAGGGGAGGCCGAAGCCTCCCCAATCCCTAAGCATGTAACTGATCCTGAAGCCGAGAAGGCTAGGACTGAAGCACTCCTAGATGAGATCGATGATATCCTTGGGGATATGACCGAAGAGGAGTCTGCTGCTGATTTCGTCGCTGCTTACAAGCAGAAGGGCGGAGAGTAATTACTCCTCTCCCAAGAACTCCTTTAGCTTGTCGATGGTCTTGTTGTGTTGCTGAATGAGCTTATGAGCCTCGCCTGCTTGTTGTGCATGGTGACTAGCTAGCTCATTGTGCTCATCCTTTGCCTCAGATAGCTTATCAACAGCTACCTGTAGCTGGTCGTGGGCTGAACGGAAAGTAGCTAAAGCACCATCAGCTACTTTGACCGCTGACTGAATCTTATCTTTCTGTCTCGTCTACCTTTCCTTTCTTCTTCCACGGGATTAGTTTGCCTGTTTCTATCCAGGTCAGCAGGAGGATCCATATCCAGATCACTGCTACCAGTAGGAATCTCCCCGCATAGTCCACTAGCCCTTGGCCTTACTGAACCCTCCAGTTGGTGGTCCGAGGAGCTGTACCTGATGTGTGGTCGTATTCCATGATGCTGGTCCGAAGACGGTCTCAACGAACCCTTCCCAATAGCTGGCGTAGGCTTGTCCTGAGTCGTTGATGCAGATGACATAGGTGCCGGACCCTTGGCCTGTATATATGCCTGTAGGATCCTGTTGAGAAATGACGGCTTGTGATACTCCATTGTCGTAGGCATTGATCACCTGCTGAGGGTTGGTGAGTTGGTCACTTACAGGAATTGGAGCACCAATGCTAGGACATGAGCCAATAGGATCCTGGACTCCCTGATTGAAGAAGAAGGAAGTCGTCTGGACTCCGTTAGCCTGTGCATTCTCCAGCTCGATCAGATTCTGACGGATCTGACTGTAGTTGTAGTGGGGTACTGGCTGGTTGTTCACTAGAATCTGTGTATCGGCTGCCTGTGCTTGATTCTCCGCTTTCTGACCTGATGTAGTCGTGATACCGCTGCTGCACCCAAAGAGTGCCACACCCGCAAGAATAACCGATGGTAAAGCAAGCCACTTCTTCATGTTTCCTCCTTTAGTAGTCGTTCACAGCGACTGCTGCTAGACAGACAAATGCGATAGCGAGTATGAACATCATGATGGCAGGTAGAATTGTATCTAGTGCAGAACCTTGGCTCATAAGAGCCTCGATTCCACCCCAGGTACAAACCATTGCCATCATCAGCGCCAGGCCGACAAGGGCGGCTACCAAAGCCAGTCTCCACTTACTATCCATATAATGATGGCTAGTGGAAACATGGCAGGCCAAAGCATTGGCGGATAGACGTTATGCATCCTCTCGTGTGGGTAGGGACGACTCATTGATTGTATCCACTACTCGGACTGACTACGCCATTAGCGCAGTTTGCTGCTACCCAAGATGCTTGGTCCTGTGGAAGAGGATCACCAGTCACTTGATCTGCATCATGACAGACGATTCCAGCAACTGCAAACCGCTGTGCCCTCAAGGCACCATGTAGCGGACCTGTCGTCTGTGCAATCTGCACCGTGATCTGATCCACATCACCAATGTTCTTGGTTATTTCATCTCTCAACGTCTGCTGATTAGAGTAGCCATGACGAATGAGATGTGCTTGTCGGTTAGCGTTCTGAGTCTTGAACCACCAGCCTACATCCCAACCAATGAGGGTAATACCAGCAATGATGAGGACAGCTACAAAGACTGATAGACAGCCCCAGAAACCGTATGTTGCTTTCTCCACTAGGCGTTTCCCTTCCTCCAGATTCTCCTCCTCTGTCGTGGTGACATACCACCCCACATGCCGTGGGTTGCTCTCGTTTCAAGAGCGAACTCTAAGCACTCCTCACGGACTGGACAGGCTTCACACCACATCCTAGCTTCCAGGTATAGGAGTCCATCTCCACCACGTCCTCCAGTCTTCTCAGGAGGTGGAAAGAAGACCTCTTGTGGTACTCCCTTGCATAGAGCATCTTCAATCCACGTCCTCAGTGGCTCAGCCAATTAGCCTCCCTTCTTGACAGGGGTAACTACGGACCTTACTGCTAGACCCAGCAACGGCACAGTGACGGCGTTGATTTCAATCAACTGTTGTGCTGAGACTTGAAACGCATACTTGGCAATCCCTGACCCAAGCAACTGTAACGCTGATTGGATCATGACTGGTTCGTTTCGGAGCTTAGTTACAAGCTTCCTAAGAAGCCTGGACAATAAGCTGCTCCGAGTCTTCGGTGATGTAGTATTCATCGAGTTTCTTCTTTCCCAACTCCTTTCGTAGCTTCTGAGTATCTAGTCTCCTACGCTCAACGGTGCGTACTTCGACTTTGTAAGTACCGGCATCAACTGCTGTCTCTCCATGTAGCAACTCCATAGCCATGTCTCGTAATCCTGCAACTTCAGCTTCTGCGATCTTGAGGTCTTCCTTGGCGTCTTGGAGTTTCTTGATGACCGACTTGAGACGATAACTGCCTTCACTGTACTCCTTCTCGGGCTTCTCTGTGTAGTCATCGTGGAGAAAGTAGAAACGGCACATGAACCCGTCACGGTCACAGGCAGGGTAATCCTCAGTAGCTGTTGCTAGGTTCTCTACTAGCAAGACACGACTTATGATGTCATTCAGTGAATGAGGTAGCTCATGGACTGTGACTTTGAAGAGTTCACCGCTGTCTCGGTTCTTTGTAACTAGGAGGACGGGTTTGTGGAGAGCTGCTCCGTAGAAGGATACTTGCCATGCCATTTCCGGGAACCCGTCAAATCCCTGACGTTGCCAACGATAGTACGCAGACCGGCTTCGTGCCTTGACTTCCACGACAGAATCAGCCGTCTCCTCGTCAATGTGTCCACGTACCACAGCGTTAGTCCCAGGAATGGGGAGTTCCACTTGGGTTTGACCTCTGCCAAGGAGCGTGATCCCTTCCGCTTCCAGTCGACGCAGAATCGCATCCTCATGCAGCACACCCTCTTGCATGATTTGTAGAGATTCACCGTCGTGACTTCTAGGTTCAACTCCTCTGCGAGCGGCCACCAAGGCCCGAAGACACGAGCCCAGCCCCGAAGCTCTGTAAACCCATACTTCCTTGTCTGTATCCCAATAAACTGATCCATCAGGCATCTTCTTCCACTATAACCTCCGATCTGTTGTCTATGCATCTGGGATTCTGACAGTAGAAGATACCTTCTCGCTTGAGTTCCCAGACTTCCCAGAATGGCTTAGGTCTGCCATTCCGGGTAGTCAGTTCTTGTTCAAGCCACCTCGGAATCTGGAACATACGATTGCACCATTCGCAGCGCAACTGTCCCTTCATCTTCCGTTCCTGCCGACGAATCCGATTCTCGTGTGGAATCCGCAACAAGCCTACTTTCTGCTAAGAACTTTACGAACGTCTCTAATCTCATGTATACATAGGCTTCCTCCGCACTATGACCTCTGGACTTCTGGACAACACAGTAGTAAGGCTTCCCTGTTCGTATCGCAGATCTCTTAGCTTGGTCAAGCCATGCATCAAGTCTACGATCAGTTTGGTCCTTACACTCGATGACCCAATCTGGGATTCCCTCGATGTCGCCTTCGCTTTCTCTGCTCTTGCCTGTTCTGCGGACTTTGAAACCCACTGCTGCCAGACATTGAGCAACTGCTCGTTCCCATCGGTATCCCTTGAGCCCATTAGGGTTCGCCAACCTCTCGCACTTTCACCTCCAGTCGCTTTCCCATCATGGTCACTTGGAACTGTGGCTTGATGACTCCTTCTGCGGTAACGTCAGCAGTAAAGTCTTCTAACACATCCTTGTGTTCAAGACAACATCCTGCAAGAAAGCCGAGAAGGAATGCCTCGTGGTCATTTGCCTCTAGTGCCATTAGCTTGCCATCGCTCCCTTCCGCTGGCTGTTTGTGTATTGTCCCTGACCACCAGACCTTACCGTGCTAGTGTAAGCTCCAAGTGAAGCACTCGCAGAAGCAGACCCAGCAGAAGTCGGTGCATACGTCATGGTCCCAGCATAGGCAACACCTAGCTTTGCTCCAACTGTAATCGCATCCTGATTGGCACCCAGGTAGGTGAAGTTCCAGCCGTACTTCTCGGTCTGATGATCGATCATGTACTTGATCTTCTCGTAGCTGTCATACGGCTTAGACCACTCTTCATACTTGGAGTGGTTCTCGTAACCATCCGTAATGATGGCAACTACTACATGACCAGGACGTTCTGACTCTGGAAGTCGAGACAGCTTATTTCCCACGTCGGTGATGGTCTTGCCGATTGCACCCAGCATGGCTGTTGAGCCACGAGGCGTGATGTTGACTGCATGAGCATTCTGAAGGTTACCATCGTAGGTGACAAGGTACTGGTCGTCGAACTGAGCAACATACAGTTCGCAGTAACCTGGCTCCTTCTTCTGATCCTCGATAAGGCTCTTTAGAGCCACCTCCATTTCTAGATGGAAGTTGTTGGTAGCCATAGAACCTGACCTGTCAACAACGAGTACAAGTAACGACTTGTTAGGGTTGGTCAATATCTTCCTCCATTTCTCGCTTATCGATTGCACGAATCCACTGGACTGCAACTGCGGCAACCTGAACTAGCTCCTCCCTAAGCTGTTTCGAGTTACCAGCCATTGCCTCATCCATTGCTTCACCAACCTCCTCTAGGAGGATTCCTGACCAGCTACCACGTCCCTTGTGGAACATGGACTCATTGGTGGAACGACAGAGGTCTCCACTTACTAGACCGAACCTAGACTCGACCTGGTAGGTATGATCCTCTATGTTTGGTGGGCTATCTGCAAGATGAGACTGATCTCCCCACTTGTGGTCCTGGAAGAACATCTCACCCACCACATCGAGGACTGCTGCCCAGCGATCATGCAGCACGTAGGTAGCCCCTGACTGCCTTGACCATGAAGTCCGAATCATCTCCCTGGTCGGAGAACCACTCAAGATAGGAGTGACCTGTCTTTCCATCGGAACCGACCGAATCATCGATTTCTCCAATCGTCATTCCCTTGTACTTTCCGAACTTGAATTGGGTATCGGCGTAAGGCCTCTTTCCGCTCTCTCGTTGTTTGGAACCTCCACTGTCCCCGGGAACTGATGCTTGATCAGGTGGAAACCCCACCAACTCCAGAGTCGAGTCGAACACCGCCTTATGCCACTCCTGATATGGGAATCGCTCACCAGTGTATTTCTCCGAATCTTGTGCAAGGTAGAGGTCTGCCGCTACCTTCGCTGCCGACTGAGCAATAATACTCAAGTCACGCCAGCGGTCTGGTGTATACGTCTGTGCTATTCGTGTTCTCCTTCCTGTCCTTCGTAAACGTACCTCATGATGTAAACCCACCAGCTTGAACCCTCGTGATCTACTGAGACGATCTCCTCATCCATGCTCAGTTCGAGGACTGGCTTCCCTGTCTGACCGAAATACTCGCATCGGAGTTCGACCTTCTCCTTCTGCTGAGCAACAAGTGCTTCTAGGTATTTCATACCACCACCTTCTCGTAGTAAGCAAAGAAGATACTATCTCCCAACTCTCGCCACTGCTTTGCAGTTTCGAGGCCACTACCGTTGTAAGAACCTATAATGCACTCCGCAGCCTTCTGATAACAGAAGTCTGGTGTCACCTCAACCTCTTCGTCTTCCTGATGATGTAGTATGAGCGTAGCCATTAGACCTGACCACTCCTACGGCGCTTTGCCCACTCGTTCCAAGCCTCAACGGCTGAAGTGAAAGCATCCAGATCAACCGGCTCACCACGGAAGAACTTGGCAATCACCGTATCAGTTGGATCCTGATGATTTACGTATGGGTATTGGACAGTTCGCTTCTTGGGTACAGCTCGCACGATCCCGTCTCCCCGGACTACGAGTTCGTCGGTATGTGGATTGTACTTTCTACTCAACTCGTCAGTTTCCCTTCTAGTTATCCCCAGAAAGATCCACAGAAGATCCCCAGGGTTATCCACTGCTTCCTTGCACTTTCCCTTCCTAGAACTGGTATACTTGTCCCCCTATGACACCAACCGACTTTCTTGCCAGGCTCGATGGTGTTACCAGGAATGGTACCACAGTTTCAGCCCGTTGTCCCGCACATTCCGACCGAATCCAGTCACTTTCTGTCTCGACGGGAAGAAATGGTCAGTTGTTGGTACATTGTCACGCAGGGTGTGATGTTCGTGACGTGCTCAAAGCACTTGACCTGACCTGGGAAGATGTGTTTGACAACACGGATGAATCACCTCTTGCAAGCTACGAATATCGTGATCTTGAGGGTAGGCTTGTCTACGTTGTCGACCGATACATTGGTAAGCGATTCAGGCAGCGTCGTCCCACGAGTGACGGATGGGAATGGAATCTCGATGGCGTACCCCGCTTGCTGTATCGTCTCCCTCAACTGGTTGATGCAATCAGCAACCAGAGATGGATCTTCATTGTGGAAGGAGAGAAGGATGTTCATACTCTTGAGTCCCTTGGTTTCGTTGCTACTTGTGTTTCAGGAGGTTCTTCCGGTTGGCGATCTGAGTTCTCGTCTTACTTCCAAGATGCAAAGGTTTGCATTATCCCGGATTGGGATGAACCTGGAAGGAAGATGGCAAATCAGATTGCTGGAGACGTGGAGGAAGTAACTAGAGATCTTAGAGTATTATATCTAGATAATATATATATAAATAATAATATATCTATTCCCCCGAAGGGGGATATTAGTATATATTATAATATATATATCTCTCTAGATAATAATAATCTAGATATTATATATAATAATATATCTCTAGATACTAACTTTCCTTTCCAACGTCATCTAAGAGAGCTTGTACATCTAACGCCAGGTTATTCCTCACTTCCAACAACAACGCTATCAGCGATTCAATCTGTTCCAGTGAGCTGGGTATGGGAAGATAGAGTTCCTCACGGCAAGCTGTCAATTCTGGCAGGGTTGCAAGGAGGAGGGAAATCGTATCTAGCGATGTGGCTAGCATCTGAAATGAGTAAAGCTGGTCAGGAGTCATTGTATATAACGTTTGAGGATGATCCTGCTGATACTCTTCGTCATCGGGCTGAGCTGCTTGGGGCTGACCTGGATCGGATTCATGTGTGGGATGCACGCCATATTCCCTTTCTAACGTCTTCGAGTGTTCCAGACCTGATGAGGGTCTTGAGGAAGTTTCCAGGGATCGAACTCATCATTGTCGATCCGATTGTTTCTGCGCTTGGTGAGACTGACACGTACCGGGATGCAGATGTGCGGCGTGGCTTGGAGCCTCTAGTGGCCCTTGGCAAGACCGTTGTTGGGATCGCCCATCTTCGGAAGGAGTCCGCCGAGGCTCCAGCCCACCGCATTCTTGGTTCCAACGCTTTCACATCCCTGGCTCGGCAAGTCCTGCTTGTGGAAAGCTCTGGCGTAGTCGTGATCAAGTCCAATGTAGGGTCCCTAGGACACCGTGTTGACTTCAGGATCACAAACTCGGGGATCGTGGTTCAGTCTGGATTGTCACCATTACCCTCGGGGAACGGTCTATTTCCCGTTGTAGGACCTGGACGGTGCCAGACTACCACCCCCCGTCTTTCGCTGGCCGATAACCCCACTTCTGCGGGGTCCTTACAAGTCAGTGAGCCACCCCTGTGATACCGCTTATGAAGTTCGCAGGTAGTGTTCCCACCGAAGACCCTCCCACACCCAGGACACTGAGCCTCACTCTTAGTGAGAGGTCTTGGGAGTGGATGAGGATTCTTATACGGTGGATGCTTCGATTCCCAGGTAGTCCGCAATCTTTACTTCCTGCCTGGCTGCTACCCACTCCTTCATTATCGGAGCAAGCTCTCCAATACAAATCTCCAACTCAAACAGAGCAGAGATTAGTGCTTGAAGAGGCATCTGGTCCTGTCCATCTACAGCCCTACACTTGGCTTGGACTGCGTAGAAGTCCTGACCGTCCTTCTGTACTGGACCACGAACGTTTAGAGTGACTTTCCACTCATGAGTGTTCTCGTCTCCAGGGACCTCTTTCTTGAGGGCTTTCTTGCCCTTGAACGTGGTGTATGAGCCGTTACTTACCTTTGTAAGTTCCAATATTCTTTCCTCCATCTAAGTGCGAGTGTAATACGTCCTCCCCCAAAGCAACCTCCATGCTTATATTGCTGGTTGAACTCCTGATCCCAAAGAACCATCTCACCTGGCTTCAGATGGAATGAGTAGTCTGGTTCACCAAAGCAATCCCTTAGATCGTATTGGGGTGGTTCAAACTGCTTTACCTTCCTAAACTCAAGAGAACCGAAACCTCTACAAGACATAGGATAGACATCCAGGAGTTGCTTTCCTCATCATGGTGGAATGGGAGTTGGTAGTTCCCGTTGTATCGGTTGAAGCAGGAGTGGATACAGTCTGAAATGTAGCGGTTTACGAACGGTACGAGGACTGGTAATGCATGTACCCTTGGGCGCTCATCGCCCAAATGAAATGTACGTACCTCTCGTATCCCGTTCCGCTCATCAAACCGCTGCCACCAATAGTCATCCAGTGGAATAACTAGTCTACTCCCACTTTCACTAGTGAGCCGGAACTTGTGAATGTTCATGCAGCCTCCTTGTTGAAATCTAGAACCCCCTGGTCTAGACGCCTCGCTGACACTTCACACCACCTTTCCTCTATTTCTATCCCAACCGCATGGATAGCTAGAGCTTTGGCAGCTACCAACGTGGTCCCTGAACCACAGAACAGGTCAAGCACCGATGTCGCTTTCATCTTCTGGATTAGCTTGGACATGAGTGGAATTGGTTTGGGAGTAGGATGGCCACCAGTTCCGCCTGTTATCGACAGGCTTTGTTTGATAACTGAAGAGCCGCCTACTCTTGTTCCCCAGTAGAGCCAGGGTTCCCATTCCTCCATACCCAGATGACTACTCGCAAAGTTACCCGGTTTGTACCAACAGCCCACTGAACTCGGCTTTCGTATAGACGGGTCATACCACGTTGACCAATTCCCATGTCCAGGGAAGACAATCGCTCTACGGCAAACCGTCTGCGAAAGGGCAAACCATTCGGCGCACCATCTAGTGTATTCCTCTCTACTTCGAGAGTCGTCTGTAGCTTCACCAAAGTCCTTCCCAACGTTGTAAGGCGGATCAGTTAGAATGAGATCGACAAAGTGGCCCATAGAGGGCCACTCAGTCAATACGTCTCTGCAATCCGCATTGTAGATGATGCAATACTCATCCTGGTAGTACGGTTCTACAGCTTTGCCTCCTTCAGCTTCTCCTCTAGGACCTCTTTGACTTCCTTGAACCCTTCTACACCAAGGTGAGCTTGTACTTCTACTGTGGTGTACTTGGCTATTGCCTGGCGAAGTGCTAGCATTGACAACTTTGTCGTCTGACTAGCAGGAGGAGTTCCTTCCGTCTTGAGACCAAACTCGCTTATGTCACCTATCATTGTAGCACAGACCGCAGCTCCTGCTCCAGCAACCACCATGAGAGCTTCGAGGATTTCTGGCTTAGAGATAACCTCCATGCTTTCGCTGATCATTTCCTCGATCTTTCGCTCCTGTGAGGACGGTACCCATGACACTTCCCTTACCACCTCCCTTCCCTGTAAACTTCATCATGTCTTCGAGCTTGATACCAGATGCTTTGGCGATAGCCATTCCGAGAGTTGAATGGGCAATGAACAGGTTGTCGATCCAGTGGATGATTTCTTGCTCATCCGTTGAGTCCTGGGTAAAGCTAAACTGGTTTACGAGAGCTAGCAGAGTTGACCCTGCTGAGCACACCAGCATAATGCCTTCCCAGATATCCTCATTCAGTTCGAGCCTGTTGTGTAGCTCCCCTTGAGGGAGCCGCCGAAGCGGCCCCCTCTTGAGCTTCTTGACTTCTGCCGTGTCATTTGCTCCTTTCTAGTCTTCGGGGTCGATGATCTGGCTATCTCCCCATTCTTCGTTCCTGATCCTGAGGCTAGATACTGCTTCACGGACAGTAGACGAAATTGCAGTCTCCAGAGTCGGTCGCTTCTCCCGCTCTCCAGCATCTGACATGAGAGCCAACTGCGGCCGAAGGCCGACTGCTGCTTCCACAAAGTCATCAGTGGTCAGTTGAGTTGCCCTTCCCTGATTACGTGCCAGGTTGTAGCGGAGAGTACGGTCAATGGCTTCACGGACGAATGCAGGAAGCATCCCTTCCATTGCCCGGCAGACCTTATCCCACTGGATATCTGGGCTCATGAGCTGAGGAGGAACTACTGAAGTGATCAGCTTGACCATGCCGTCATCATCCAGCTCACCGATGTGGATTACGGAATCAAGGCGTCCAGGTCGAACCATTCCCTTATGGATCTGGTCAACGTGGTTGGTAGTGAGGACGCAAACGATCTCAGAATCCTTAGCCTGAAGACCATCGAATAGGTCGAGAAGGCGTGAAAGTGAGTTAGCCCCACCGTCAGTTCCACCCACGATGTCGATATCCTCAAAGAACACAACTGCGGGCTGGTAAAGCCTGGCTGTTTGGATGGTGTAGTCAAGGTCATCACGACCGGGCCGACAGTAAACGAATGTCCAGCCATTGTCTACTGCCTCCTTAGCAGTGAGATAGGCACCCAGCGTCTTGCCAGTCCCATACGGACCCTCGAACAGGACAGCTCGCTTCAAGGGAATGGACAGTTGACGCATGTTCTCGGTGTAGCGAAGGAGAGCCCAGACGTTGGCTTCCAACTGAGTCATAACTTCCTGGCTGTAGACAACCTTATCAGGATCGACACCTGACAGGTCAAGGAAGTTGGGCTGAGTTGCTCCATCGAAAGCCTTACCCCGGTACATGGAGTTGGTTTCCAGTTCCTTCTGGATAAGGTTGAAGACTCCCTCGATCTCGAACCGATACTTCCTGGGGCCAGTTGCTGCAAGAGCAAAGATCGATCCGAGTTCTGGATGCTCAGATGCTCCGACGTGGAATACAGTACCGGGTAGGAGAGGAATGGTTACCTTACCCCACGGCACCTGCTCCGTAGTATTGACACCAGTTGGAAGATCCACGAGCTGAGGAGGCTGCTTCCCGAAGAAGGTGTAGGTTGCTTCCTGACCCATTGCACCGAAGGTGCGACGGATGGCGTGCATGGTAGCTCTGGCACCATCCCAGGGTCGGTAGTTGTAAACCCTGCCGAAACGAGTCTCTTCCTCGTCCATCTGCATCTTGCGCTGTAGGAAATCCACAGTCTGCTGAAGACTGTTCTTCTCCGGCAAGATGATCTTCGTACCCTGGAAGACCACATCATCCTCTGCGGTGAGCTTTCCACCAGCCTCTGCAAGGAGTTGTAGCACTTCCTTCTCAAGTCGCTTCACGGATGTGCCCATGTCGTCCACTAATACCTCCTATGGGTAGGTTGTTGATTTGATCTGCTGCTTGTAGTACGTTGAAAGCAAGTGTATTCCCTTCTGCCTGAGCTAGCATCTGTAACGCTTCCTGATATAGATCACGTTGACGCATAGCTATCACTATGGCTACCACTTGCTCCTTGTCTAGCTCCACGGCACCTCCTAGGCCGCTAGGTAAGTTTCCTGTCTCCAACAACGCTTACGGTTGTGATGAACTCCACAGAAAGGACAACGGTCCTGGACTTCATCATCTTCTACTTCCTCTTCCTCTTCGTCATCCCAATCTGGTTCTTCGTCCGGGAAGTAGTAACGTGGACCACGGCAAATAGTCATGCATCATCTCTCCTAAAGTGTTACGCCACAGGCATTGCACCTATAGCTTACACGCTGCACGACCCTACTGTTGCCGTCTTTGTCGATGATTCGGAAATGTGTATCCTCATATCGCACCGTTGTCGGCATTACCACAAGCGTCTTACCGTATCGGCACCCATCCTTGTGTACGATAGGTATGTGACGCATGGTCATTACGCTTCAACCAACATGCTTGCGACTTTGAGCTTCCCGAAGTTACGAGTAGCCCAATGGGGATTGATCCGTTCGACAAAGTGATGCTGGTCCGAGTCCTTCATTAGCAACTCGATAACCACATCTTGAGTATCCCTGTTCTTTGGGAAGAAGAGGAGTGGTTGACCACCCGCATGGATCAGACAATCTTCTGGCACTTCACTAGAGTGCTTCTCTAGCCAGTCTGCAAGATTGCGAAGGTCCCATACGAGATCGAGGACTTGTTCTTCGTTTGACAATATCCCACCTTTCGTTACATCCGTTCTTGGCCAGAGGTTTCCCTGGTACCGGCATTATGCGCCAAACCGGAAGAGTTGTCAAGGTGGATATTGTGTGGATCTTCCTGTGGACTCAGTGTGGATAAAGGTTTACACAGCCTGTGGAAAGATGTGTGGATAATGCTTGTGGATAAATGTGTGGAATACCTGTGGACGGAAAGAGGACTAATAGAGGTAATAGAGGACATAACTTTGGACACAGAGAAAGGGGATGGATAAACCCATCCCCTTTCCCAGCATGGGTGTTGCGAGCTATGTAGTGTTAGTCTATAGGCTTACCTCCTTTATGTGTCCCAAAGATTCCTCCAGGCTTCTATCTCTTCGTCTGAAGCGATATGCCACTCTGGATACTGGCGAATAGCCCAAGCCCCTGCTTCCTTGTCAGTGTTGGCTGCTACTGGGCCGATGGTGAGAATGTCACACTGCTGGGGCAGGATTAGATCCATGTCATTCCTCGCCAGGATTAGGTAATGTTCATGCGGCATCCTTTGGTCCTTTGTTGAGTGGGCAGTGGGGAAGTTTGGTACTAACCATGCGGCGGTAGATGCCACTACGAGTCCTAAGACCACACCAGCAGCACGTCTCTGTGCTGGTAATAGTTACCCGATACGGCTTGCGAGGTCCCATGATCCCGTTCCAACAGGAGTCGCAAATTGGGTGATTGAAGTTGTGGTCAGTTGGCACCTATCGCCTTTCACAGATGATGCAGACAAGATCCTTGTGATTGGTACAATTCCTGAAGTCCCCCATGTTCCAGACCTTATCAGGAACTCCATTGACGTGGGACCTAGTAAGAGGTGTCTTGGCTGCTCTAACGAAAGCGGTCCGTCTCGAAGCCTCGTCAGTGAGGTGATCGAAGCAGAGAACAGTATCCGGTATCGGATCGCCAGTCTTGGTGATTAGAGCGAATATCACTTGGATCCTTTCAGGACACGTCGTAATAGCTCGGCGCGGGCGTCCCTTACCTTGAATTGCAGCTTACGTTCTGACTGACCTTTCAGCAGGTAGCCCTCTGGATAGTCGTACTGACGTGACCTGTAGGTCTCACCAGTGATGGTGAAGAAGTCCTTGGCCTTGGTCTTGCACCGAGTGCATTGGATTTCTCTAGCTACTCGATTGGGAGCCACCAAGGATGCCTTGCCAGTGATTCGCCAGGAATGCTTCAAGTCACGGCATTCGAGAAATGCATCTTCAAGGTCAGTTACTCCTCGAAGCCTAGCCATCTCCCCTCCTATAGCCGTGAGCCTTGACGTAATGCATGGTACGAGCATGTTCGGTGCCAAAGACTCTGACACACCCCTTGTACTCGCACAAGTATGCATCGGATGACGTGGTAGGATTAGAAATTGCCTCCACGGCCAGGTAGCCAATGGCTTGACCCACCAACACGTCTAACACACTCCCTCCAAGATGGCCACGGCAGACATCAACCGTTTCCATCTCACCATCTGGAGTGGTATAGCTAATTTGAAACTCTGCGGCGTAAGTCCGTTTGTGTGGATGGTCACACCTAAATACTTCGACTTTCATCGAATTCACCTTTCAGTTGTCACGGCTGGCAGTTTGGTTGCGAGCGATGCAGTACGATTAGCAAATCTGAATATTCCCACCTCATTTCCGAACTGGTCGACTCTGAAGTTCCGCTCTTGGTCGGTTGGTGGTATGCCAGCACAAGGGCCGATGTAGTATGTCTTTCCAGACTGCCTAGCTGTACCTTCTGGATTGATGGAACCCATATCCACAATGGATCCTTTGTAGCCACAGCAGATGACTGCAATGTCGTACCTAAGCCCATTGACAATGGTACCATCAAGACATGGCACTATCGGACCGGCTGCGGTACCATACCTCGCAAGGCGAGCTGGCTTTGTGGAGAGAAAGACCCCCAAACGTCCATACCGAGGCCGTTCTCTAGCAATCCAATTCTGCCTGGTGTTTGGAAGACTGGCTGAGTACCAACCAATCTTCTCCACTGTGTCATGACTTGCCATCCCTGGCCTTGGTGGACCGATACCAAGCAAGGACTCTACGACGCACTTGGCACCATCACCACCACCGATGACTGCAACTCGCTTCATGCCTTTGAGTGGGAACATCATACTTCCCATTCGCTGCATGAACTGCCGGTAGGAGATGGTTGTCTTCCCATTGGGACTGCCCTGCTCATCCCCTAGACCACGAGCATCTATGATCCTACCGGCCTTCAGATCTAGATCCAGATAGTCGGCAGTGACGTTGGGAACAACATGGGCGAACTCAGCCAAAGTTGCCCTGATGATCCAAGCAAGGTCAGCGTTGGTTTGATACTCTGCGTCACTGATGTCGCTGGGTTGGATCACTGCACCAGGGATGTAGTTCAGAGCTAATCCCTCACCTGGCAAACCAACTGGACCAGGACGGTTACGGCTGTTGAGGTAGAACACAGGCTTCATGCTCATGGCGAATGTTCCGCCAACCTCTTCAGCACCATACCGTTCGAGGACTATTGGCTTTGGAAAGCCCATCCTGACCCTGGCTGCTGCGTAGGTAGCAGCACTAATGCCAGAGCCGATGATGACTTCCTTGTCACTGAGATCCTCTGGTAGCCTGTTGCGAACCCATAACCGATTTAGGTAGCGTGTCACTCGGTCACGAGCTTGTGGCATCAATGCAGCACCGGCTAGGTGACGAGCATAGTAGCTCATAATGATATCCTGCCGGTCTAGGATTTCTCTGATCCCTCCGTGGACTTCAGGATCTCGATTCCTCGCAATCGTCTCCAAGATGGGACGAAGTGGAGAACCTCCCCATGCATCCTGATCTGAAACCACGACCATTTCAGTCTCCTTGTTTAGTTGTCTCGATTGGTGATGCAGTAAGCCTCAGTCATGTACCAACCTAGCTCCTCTAGTCACCGGCCAAGGTGGAAGCCTAGAAAGAGTTATTATTGGGTTCTGACCGATACCACTCCTTGATGTGGCATGGACTTACTGCATCATAGTCTCATCCCTGGTACCAACTTGATCCAGGAACCTTTCGGTAGGACCCGAAGTTAGTGGGACAAGACCGTGGACCACCCAGGAATTGAACCTGGCAGCAGGGAGTCATTTAGTGATAGGACCTACTGTGACTCTACCTCTGGTAAACCTACATGGCCCGACTACTAGAACTTTGTACCGTATCGGTTATACCGATAGATGACAATGCTCATCAGCGTTCCACAGAATGCAAGATCGAATACATCAGCCCACGTTGCCCCTGAGGAGTAGCAGTAGAATCCTACGACGGCTAATCCTACGAGCCACCATACGATTCGTTTCACTCCTCACTCCTGTTGAAGATGCTCTTTGCAGCTTCGATTACATTCAGTGGCACGTCCTCAGTCATGTAGGATCTGACGTTACGTATACGTCTCACCTTACGCAGACAACGGCTGGCAACTAGCAACTCGGATTGTTCCTCCTCTTGCATACCTGACACAAGCATCGCATCAATAGCGTCAATGCAACGCTCTAGCCAGACAGCAGTTTCCCAGCTATCCATGTTCGTGAACCTCCTCATAGTGTTTGGCTAAGGCCTCTACTCCAACTCGAAAGGTTGGATAGCCAAGACCTAGATGGTCACAAGAGCAGCACCATTGCCAACCTTGCTCGTTACCATCCGAGTCAAAGTATCTCCAGATTTCTAGAGAAAGATCATCATCCATTCAGCCTCCTTCGTGATAGAAGATGCATTCTTTGTACTCGTATGGCAATCTACGCTTGACTAATATCATCAAGAGTAGGATCACAAGTAGCTTCTTAGCCAAGAGAAGCCCTCCATCCACAGTTGGGCCAAGGCCGATAGCCTCGACCAGAGTCTCTAGCTCGCATTGCAACTGCGATTTGCTGAGTTCTGGTAGCTAAGTCAGGACGTGGAGCGTATTCTAAGCCTCCATAAGTAACCCAGAAGGTCATATCTTCCTGTAGACCACCATAGTAGCCATTACCTGTGTTTATGGACCAATTAGCTCCGCTCTCACAGACAGCTACGTTGTCAAAGGGACTATGGGGCATGACCCATGACTTTAGGGCCAGCAAGAATGCTGAGATTATACTCATAGGCTCACTCCTTACTTGTATGCTGGGTAACGTGACCACCACGCAACATAGCGATCGTATGCCATCCAGGCGTTATAGTTCATCCATATAAGTAGAGCGCACACGGCAAGACACAGAGGAACAAACCAATAATCAAGCCAAGCACGCAAGCGATCCAGATGTGTGGTGCGTCTTGCATGTAACCTCACAATCGCCACCAGATGATGGCTGCCACCAGCAGCCCCGTGATTGCACCATCAATTGTTGCTCTAAGCTGTCTCACCTAAATCCTCCTGGACTGGAATGTATAGGAACTGGGGTAGCTTTGGCTCGAAAGGACTCACCCACAAGTCCATGAGATAATGGTACTTATGCCTCAGTTCCCCTTTGACTGTGTGAGTGGTGATACGCCATACGTGGACGTGGGAGAGGCCAATATGGTCAGGATTGAATTGGGTCGGCGGAGACATATACACCTCGCTTTCATGCAGAATCAGAAGTAGGCCCAGGACCTATGGTCCTGAGCCTCTTCTGTTGTCTCGTCGAATCGAGAGGATTTACCACCCTCTCCAGCGGCGGTCACTCATCAGTCTCGTCGTCGTCAGCGACGACCTCTTCCGAGGTGACTTCCGCCACCCGCTGAACCGACTCACCGCCAACCGAGACACGCTCGGCGAACACATCCTGGCCGGTGGGACCCTCGTCGATGAAGATGCTGATCGGACCGATGTCGATGCTCGACATGCCGTCCTTCCACATCTTGTCGTACTGGTCCTGCCTCCAAGAGACGTTGGCCACATCGCCGACGAACAGCTCGGGATGGGCATCCTGGATGTGCCGCTGAACGTTGGCGACGATGTTGCTCCGGTCACCCCTTGACGAGGATCGCTCGAAGTCACCGTACATACAGCGGTAGATGACCCTCTTGCCGAGGAAGTTGGAGTTGGGACGAGTCCCAGCCTCTGTCACCTGCGTGACTCTGGCCGGAGGACGAGCTGTCCCACCCCAAGCCTCACGGAGGAGTGTCGCCGCCTGGATGACAGACTCGGGGATGTCGGCGAACAGCGCCGAGTTGATCAGGGTGAGGGCTTGGTTCGACATCTGATCGCCCGCTGAGCGGTCGGCATCTGAGGTCGTCTGAGACTTCACCGAGTCCCGAGCCTGGGTGACGAGTGTGACCATGTGGGGAAGGCCAGAGGTCTTGTCGACCAGAGGATTCCACACTTCGTCGCTCACTTGCACCGGCTGTGAGGTGTTCTCGATCTGCGCAGAGGTTGCCGAGAGTTGCGTCACGAACTTGGTCAAGTCCCGAAGGACAGAGGCCAAGGCTGCGGCGTTCCGGTCGGACTCCTCCCGCTTGAGGATGGCATCCCTGAACCGTTCGAGGAACGACTTGGACTTGTCGTTGGTCTCCGGGTCGTTGAGAGCCACGTCGAGGACATCCAGCACTCGCTTATCCATAGTTAGCCACCTTTCAATGGCCGCTAATACAACGCACTTTGCATTGTACGAGTCTGTCCTATGGTCGGGACAGACAGTAAGGACTACTGTCGAGTCACGTTGACAGAACAATAATCCCAATTGTCTGTCCCGATTGGCGGTTTGTGTATGCGCCTAGGTTTAGGGTAGGTGCTACCTAAGCTATGTAGGGACTTTGCACGTCCACGTCTAAGCGTGGCCGGTGATTCCCCTTCCCTTGCGGCCCTTATCGCACTTGACTGGCCTACCACCAGTATGCGCCTCCCGGCGACCAATCGCAATAACTATTCGGGAAATAGCTCTAACGGACTAGTCTTCCGAGATGGGCTGAATGTCCCATATCCCAATTGTCCGCTTTGTCCACTCTGGGAACAAATGGTTGGTAACTGCATTACTGAACTAAGCTGCAATATGGTACATAGGTGTGCAAAGGTGTTTCTCAGGCATATGCCCTGTATGACTGCAAAGGTGCTTCTCACCCTGTTACGCAGATTGCCTCAGATGTGGACAACTCTGCAGATTGCCTCATATGTGAGGTATGACCCGGGGGTGCTAATATGCACAAATGGTACAAATCGCCATAGTCATCCATATGTCCCATAAAGAATATGCAGGTAGATGCCTATATCCATGCCCCGGCTCCGGGACGGGCTCCCTGCCCTTGGTCTCCTGACCACCCTCCGCCGGGGCTCTCTGATCCTCTCTCTGGATATATCTCTCCCTTATCCAGATTCTGCCTACCGGCAACCTAGCATCCTAGAAGAAGAAAGAGAAAGGGCAAAGAGAAAGAAGAAGACCGAGCAACTTCTATGAACTCCTAGGATGGAAACCGGCCACCTCAACCGCTCCCACCTGAACGTTGGTATATATATACCGTTCAAATATTTCTGAAGGTCAGATAATTTCTGGGGCTCTTATCCACTGATGACTACCTGGTACTTCGGGTCACCATCCCCGACCAACGGCGGGTGCTAATCCAGACCTACTGACAGAACAGATTGTTAGAACTTCGTAATTGCGCCCTTCTTAGGGCGCTCAACGGTAATACTACCATCCGCATGGGTGATCTTGCAAGGGCCTGCCTTAGTGAAGGCATTACGTAGCTTCTCCTCAGCATTCCTACGGCCACCTTTGCGGCCAGTTCGTACAAGAGACATTCCCATAGAGCCCCCAGCAGGAGTCGCACCTGCCAAATCCCCTTTCCTTTCGGATATGGATTTCACTCTAGGGGGGGCAAATCACGCAGGGTCCCGGGTTGCCCTGCTCGTACTGCCCCTGGGAGTCGAACCCAGAATCTCCTGCTTATGAGACAGGCGTGGAAACCGCTTCACTCGGGTAGTTATAGCAATTATACTACATAGTCAGCTAGCTTGTCAAGAGAATATATCACAGGAAGACCAATTTCTACAGCTTCCCTTACTTCAACGTCAGCACCGTGGCTTTCTCCACCAAACCTATATACCACATCACAATGACTCATAATCTCCAAATCAATCTGTAACCACTCATCATAGGGCTTAGGAGATGCCATCTGCCAGACGAGGTTTAGATGAGGGATAAGAGGAGTATGGCCTAGAGCCAGTACCCTATCTGCCTCCTTGATCGCCAAGTGAGTATTATAAACAGGATCTGGGTAGGTGTATGGACCAGAAAGATAAATTAGCATCTTGACATTCCCTTCTAGATATGCTATAGTATACACCGACTATGCCCGTAGCTCGAACAGACCAGACTAATCGGAGGAACAAAGGAAACAAGACTGGCCGTAAGCCAGGCCGTCATGTCACGGTTGCTGACAAGGAAGCTATGAATCGGGTCTTCTCCGAGACTGGTAGTATATCAGAAACGGCAAGGCGTTTGGGCTGGCATTACGGGACAGTCTGGAAGCATATCCACGGGATGAAGGATCATGGTGGTTCTCCCGGCTGGGTACAGGAGGACTTTGTTGCTGCTGTCAACCTTCCTCCCCCACGTAGCTGGGACGAGTTGAATCCTCAGGAGAGGGGCTGGCTTACCAACTTCAGTGAGTTTAGGAGGGAGTTCTTTGGGAGGGACACTCCTCCATTCCAGGATGAAATCTCTACCAAGATTGCTAAGAGGGAGGAATCCAAGCTCCTGGTCCTATGTCCTCCTGGGCATGGCAAGAGTCAGTGTTTCTCCATCGACTATCCAATCTGGGAGATGTGCCGATATAGGGCAATGGGGATGAGTTATGCCTGTCTCCTCATCTCTAAGTCTGATAATATGGCAAAGGCGTTCTTGTCTCAGATCAAGCAGGAGTTAGAGAGGAACAATAAGCTCCAGAAGCACTTTGGGAGGTTCAAGCCAGAGTATCCTGACGTGTGGAAGCAAGATGCCATCACTGTTGATTTGCTAGAGGGAACTAAGGCAAGGAAGGAACCTACCTTCATTGCGGCTGGTGCTGGATCTCACATCTACGGTTGGCGTGTAAACCTCATCATTGCCGATGACATCGTTGATACGAAGAATAGCAATACGCCCGAAGCGGCCGAGAAACTCCTCATTTGGTTCTCCGACGAACTCATCTCCCGATTGGAACCGGAAGGAACCATCTGCACAGTTGGAACTAGATTTACAAGCTACGACCTCTACGGAAAGCTCTGGAAGCAGCGAGACGATAACGACGATCCCATCTGGTTCCCAATCATTTACCGAGCCCACGACGATGGTAGATGCTCTGGGGAACACTGTATGGTTTGCAAAGAACGGTGCTTGCATGACAAACCGTGGCCCGATGGATGTGTGTTGTGGCCTGCACGCTTTGGATACCGTAAACTGCGTTCTCTACGAAGTGGACAGCATACCAGTTCCCGATTCGAGTTCATTTATAATCAGGTGGAGCTGCCAGAAGACGACGCCCTCGTCAAACCAGACTGGATTGAGAAGTGTAAGAATACTTCGAGAACGACTTGGATGGTCCCTAGAAACTCTAGAGTCATGTGTACGTTGGACCCTAGCCCAACTGAATGGGCCGTCGCACAATGCTGGGCTTACGTTGAACAGGAGGACAAGTCTTACCTCATTGCCCAGGTTAGACGTAGACGAATGGCGGCGCCAGAATACCTGGCCCTTATGCGACAGTGGACAGTCAAACTGAGATCTATGGGTCATGACCCTATTTGGGTTGTTGAGATCAACGCAGCTCAGAGGTGGTTGCTTCAGTCAACGGAATACCAGCAGATGAGGCTGGAACTTGGCCTGACCATGATTCCCCACACCACGCATCGGAACAAGGTAGACCCCCAATATGGAGTTCAGTCACTTGGACCAGCATTCGAGTATGAGCGTATCGACCTCCCCTGGGGTGATCCCGAGTCACGACGAGAGGTACAGCCCTTTATTGACGAACTCCTTGTCTACCCTTCTGGGGAAACCGATGACACGGTTCTTGCCTCCTGGTTTCACCTATTCCACATCAAGCGGCTCCGAATGCCTATGGATGGCCAATGGTTCGACGTACCTGATATGCCCCCATACCTAATGGAACGTAGAGCAATCGTAGATATGCGTACTGGAGATACACGAAAGATGGTGTATAATAGCTAAATGGCTGTCAGCCCCGATTACATCTACCAGTGTTATAAGCAACGCCAAGGGGCTCACCAGCACCGTATCTGGCAAGGACAACGGGTACGGGATGTACTCTCTAACAAACTCGACATCGTATTCAAGGACTTGGTGAAGCCTGGTGAAGAACCGGTTGTTGGTAACCTTATCTGGGCTGCTGCTCGGACTATATCTCAACGTGTGGGCCGCATGCCACGCCTTGATGTCCAACCACTCATCGACACAAATAGTGACTCACAGCGACTAAAGGCCGAGAAGCATGAACAGAGGCTTCTAGACTACACCAACAGAATGAACCTAGCTGGAACTAGGCGCCAGGCTGCATATTGGCTAGTTACTCACGATATGGCACCGTTGGTTGTCAGACCAGCCCCTGAATACCACATCCCCATTATTGAAGTCAGGGATCCCCTTACCTGCTTCCCAGGGACAGTCTATCCCCACAAGCCTGATGTTGTCAATGTACTCTTTGCAAACCAGATGTCTGTCTGGCAGGCTAGGGCTATGTATGGTTCAGATATTGACAGGTACCTACCGACGAAGGCAACTGAGGAAGTCCAGAACGTCACCATTGGTGAATACTTCGATGGAGATGGTGTCACCACTGCCATGCTAGAGCCGGGGATTGGATTCCTCGACTACCAGTCATCGCCTGTGCCTGGACAGCCTATGGTCATTATTCCTCGTGGTTTCTCTTGCGACCTCGACTTTCACGGCCAATTTGATAACGTAATTGCTGCTCTCATCGCACAGGCGAAACTCTTTGGAATGGTGATGTCTTATGCTGGGCAGCAAGTCTCTGCGGAAACTGTGGTCATTGGTGAAGTCTCCTCAAACCAGGGCCGTTGGGCAATGGGACCAGGAGCAGTCAACCAGATCGTTCCAATGCCAGGGGCATCTGCCAACAAGCTCGTCAACAATATGTCCCCCCAGATATTCAATGAGCTTGATCGACTCGAAAGGGCAATCCGCCTTGGTGGTCAATTTCCCGCCCAACTCTCGGGGGAGCCAGTGGCTAGCATCGCTACCGGCAAAGGACTGGAACAGCTCACAGTTACAGTTGACGATAACGTCGCCTACCTCCAGACTGTCCTTGATGACGCTTTCTCTAGAGCCTATGGACTCATCCCACCTATGGCCCGAACAATGGGAAGTGAGGGTTCAGGAGACTTCTCCGAAGACATGGTGGTGTACGTGCGATCTCTCTCCGGGGCCGACCCCGCCGAAACAGTACGTATGCTCCAGTTGCAAGGGGCTCATAACCTCTCCCGACTAAGTGTTATGGAACGTCTACCTGAAATCGACTCCCCAATTCGTGAAATCCAGAAGATGGACGTAGACGATATGCGTATGACTCTTACCAAGTCAATCGAAGGTCAGTTGGCCCAGGGCTCCTTGGCTCCAGATGTAGTCGCCCGTATGATTTCAGAGCGCAAGGAAGGGAAGGAAATTGAAGACATCTGGCAAGATATTACTCGAATCCAGATGGAGCAACAGCAAGAGCAACAGAGTCAGATGGCACAGACAGGACAGCCTGGACAGGCTCCTCCTGGCCAAGCTCCTCAGCTTGATCAGTTGCTTAGCCCAGGCAATCTAGTAAAGCAAGCGCAGAATCAGTTGGTCCGTGGGGCTAGGACCGCTCCTCAAACACAGTTGGCGAATCGTGCGAACGTGGTTCCTGGGATCCAGCCCGGTGCTGGACCTCCAGGGCCACCAGGCATCCCTCAATAAAGGACTAACATATGGCTACTCTTGCAGTAATTCCCGGCCCGCAGCCAATTTACTCTGCTAACCTTCTCGACGCCTTCTCCTCTGTCACTACGACACAGGCAGCGACTACGCTCCTAACTGTTCCAGCAGGTCGTACTTGGGTTGGCGTCATTACTCTACAATGTGCTTGTGGTGAAGCTGCGGCTGGTGCGGTCGCTGCTCAGGCGACAGGTATTGTTGCTACTGCTGGAACCAACGTAACTCCGGCTGCCGGTAACTATCTCCGCTGCACCGCCTATGCAGGCGCCAATGCTGCATCAGGTCTAGTTGGTGACTCAGGATCTGGCTTTGCTCAGACGCACTTTGTCGTCATCGCCCCTGCTGCCAACTCAGTCACTCTTACCCTTCAGACCGTCAACGCCGGTACCTTCACCGAAGTCAACTGCACCGCTGTCGGTGAGCTAATTCCACCCGGTACTCCTCCCTTCTAAGGACTAAACATGGCTAAGCCCAATAAGAAAGCACCTCTAGGCCAGGGAGGTAGGTTTGCAGCAGTTGCTGCCGCCGCTGGTGGCGGTGAGAAAGGTGCAGCTATCGCTGCTGCTGCTGGTCGTAAGAAGTATGGCAATAAGAAGATGGCTCAGCTTTCTGCACAGGGAAGGCGAGACGCTAAGAAAGGTAAGTAATGGCAACTGTTGGAGCACCGCCTGTTAGTGGTCCAGGCCAATTCTCACAACGTACAGATCAAGCTCCTGGGCAACCAGTTAGAGTACCTACTGGCCTACCTTATGGGAAAGCCAAGCAGCTTGAGCAGGCTCAGCAAGCCGTCCCCCTTCCGGCATCCCCGGGTGGTACTCCTCCGCCATCGCTGGGGGCTGGGCCTGCTCCTACCGGACCTTCTCCTATTCCTCAACGTCAACAGCCACTTGGGGCTCCACTACCGCCAAACAGTCTTGAACTCCTTAGTCACCCGACACAACGACCTAATGAACCCGTAACTGCTCCATCTTCAATTCGTGGTCAGAAGGTAATTCCTCAGTCAACCGTTATTGCAGCGTTGGAAGACCTTATGGCCAGAGCTGACTCTGTCCCTGAGAACGTAATGAACCTCTACCAACAGTTGCGAATGGAAGCTAGCAGGTCACCAAGTTTCTAAATGGCAGATCCCCTAGACACTCTAAGCCAGAATCTGGCTCCTTTCGACCAGGCCAATGCGGCCCAGCCGAGTTCTAGCATCTTTGCTCAGCCTTCTCTTGCCTTCACGGCTGCCAATAGCAGCTATGAAACTCCCGCAGTCCAGCTACTAGCCAACTACTCAGCACAACAGGCATCGATTCAGCAGGCAGGACAGGACCCAGGCCCTGACACGTCTACATCCACTGACCCTGTAGTCGGTAACGTCCCAACCAATACCATAACCAAGCACAAGGGCCTTCTGAGCCACTTTGGGGCTGTTATGAACGTATTGGGAGATGGTAAGAGGTTCTTTGACCATCTGGATAGGCTTGCCAAGAGTGCAGGAGTCCCTGGCTGGGTAATGCCTGTCGTCGGTGGTGCTAGTGCTATTGCTGGTGGGGTAATCGCTGCTGGTACTGCTCCTGTATGGGCAGCGGCTGGTGGCGCTGCTCTCCTTGGCGCCGGCGCTGTCGGCGCTATCGGAGCCATTGAACATACTACCAAGGGTGATCTCAGCCAGGCATGGCAGGCATCCATGAAGGGTCAGACAATGGGTCAGATGCTGGCTAGCAGCGTCCACTTCACTCCAGGCTCGGTCGGTTTCAAGATTATATCTGGTACAGCAGATGCTGGATTTGCAATGTCTAGTGACCCTTCATCCTATCTTGGTACTCCATTCAAGGCCGTCAAGGCAATGGAGGATGCTAGGTTGGCTGCCGCTGCTAAGGATGGTGTTGAAGGAATTGAGACGTTTGCTAGGAATTACAAACCGACAACGGCTTTCGTAGAGTGGGCTAGGGGTCAGAACCCCTATACCATCATCCGAGAAGCAGCAGCGAGTGGCTCTCATATTCCTCAGGCAACCGCAGTCGCTCTTAGTGATGCTAGAGATGTTCAGACTGGACTCCACGTTCTTGCAACCCATGCGGCTCTGTATGGATCCCGAACCGACAGGTTTGCCATTGATAGACTGCCAGCCATGTATAAGGCTCCGGTTCTGAAGCAGGTACAGCAACTTCATATGTGGGAAGGCCCCAAGTTCCTTCATGTTACTCCTTCTGCAACGTGGGATATGTCAAATGGCACCTTTGACGCTGTAGATCAGGCTAAGAAGCAGTTTGAGACATGGTATATGCGAGGTCTAAACGTACCTCAGGAGAAGCAGGCGTATAACGCCTTCATTGCGAGCAAGATGGACCAATTCATTAGGGCAGGCAAGTCAGACCAGCTCCAGATGATTTATGATGCTCAATTTGGACCTCAAGGAGGTCTAAAGGCTCTTGGATTGACAGATGACCAGATCAAGCGTATGGCCTCAGAGCATAACTGGCTTGGAATGGCTCAGGTAAAGCTAGCCAAGGACAAACTCAACCTTGGACAGAACATAGATGCCTTTGCGGCTCCAACCTATGCTGATCTAGGTGAAGCTCGTCGCCTTGGTATGCCTGGTGTCAAGGGTGAACTCATGCGAAAGGGAGCATCCCTAGAGGAACGAGCAACTGCTGTAACCAACAAGATGAAGGTTCTGTGGCTGGCTCGTCCTGCCTACATACTGCGTGTTGCTCTCGATGAAGGTTTGAACTCAATGGCACGCTTTGGAGTCCATCCTCTAGAGTGGGCTAATAGTGCTTCAGACGCCTGGATCAAGAGCTTCACTATGAATCCCAAGGCTGGACCAGTTCGCCACGAACTGGCAGATGCACTTCAATTCGTCCACGATCATCTGACAACCGAAGTTACTGGTTTCAAAGACGTTCCCAAGATGGCAACTCCACGAGAAGTCCTATCAGCCGGTATGGATAGGGACGTGGCTTCAGTACGAAAGCTACGACTTGGCATTTCAGACACTGGATACAGAGAACCTCCTACTCATCTCAATCCAGCCATTCGATGGTTGCAGCAGGAAGGGACTAAATCTGGTATCGTTGGAAAGTATATGCTCAGAGGCGAATCTGGTTACGACAGAAGCCTAATTCAGATTGCTAACTACCAAATCCGACGTGATCCTGTCGGTATAGCAATGCTGAATGTGGAGAATCAAAGCAAGGCAGCCATTATGGCTGCCGGGAAGTTGGCATATGTAGATCATCCTGACGCCACTCCTCCTACTATGATGTACAACCTGCTGTTCAAAGGTCCTGGTGACATTGGTCCAATCGTACCAAAGGGACTCAGGCCGGTCCTTGCAACTCGTGACCTGTCCATGAACGACCTGGCTGGCATAGATCGGAGTACGCTTCCATACAACATCTGGGGTCCTAGTTCTAAGACGGGCGGCGGATTGCTACATACCTTCTCGGAAGGATTCCATCACAGCACAGCTACGTTCCTGAACAACACCGTTAGAACTCCAACGTGGCAGATGCAGTACATGAAGACCTATCAGAGCCTTCTAAAGCGAGCTACTGATACTGGCGCCCTGGATGCTGGAGAAATAAGCCGTGACGAACTAGCCCACCAGGCAGCCAACTCTACAACCCGTGACGTACTAAGTGCTATTCACCGCACTTCAGAACGAACTCGTCTTGATGTCCTTACCAAGAGCTTCATCCCATTCAACTATGCCTGGATTCAGTTTGTCAAGCGCTGGGGAACTACCTTTGAGAAGAATCCTGGGTTTGTAAGGGCGCTTGCTAACATTACAGCCGCCGGGAAGACTGATGGTTGGTTCGACCAGAATCCCTATGGGCAGCTAGAGTGGCACTTCCCAGTGGGTAATGACTTTGCTCAGCACTTCCTGTCAATTCAGGCTCCGACTGCCAACCTACCGTTCGTTCCTCCAATGCTGCCCTTTAGCACACAGACCCTTCCTGGGCTCAGTCCCATTGTCACTGTCCCTGTGAACTTCTTGGTTACCCACGCTCTCCCAACAGTGTCTCGTGGTGCTGAGGATAAGGCCCTCTCTGTGGAGAATGCTCTCTTTGGTCCTTCCTTTGGATCTGTGAACCAGCCTGGCATGGGCTTTGCCAATACCATCCTTGGACAGATTGCACCGTCGTGGGTAAACAAACTTAGTATGGCAGTTCAAGGTGATCTACGAGACAACGCCTATGGGAAGTCTGTCATAGCAGCTCTGCAATATCACTGGATGAAGGGAGACTTCAATCCTCCTCCTCAGAACCCTGGAGAAACAGATGCAGACTACCAAGCTCGGGTAACACGTCATTTCAACGATGTCAAGCAGAGTGTATTGAACGAATCTAGGCTATTGCATGTGGTACAATCGGCAGAGGCCTTCTTTAGCCCATATGCTCCCCTTCCTAACACGGACGGTATGAAGATTCCTAGTGACATTAGACAGATGCGAGCAAAGTTCGGTCCACAGGCTGCAACGAAGATGGCGCTTGACAAATACGGCCCTAATGCAGAGGCGTATCTTACTGGTTCGACGCAGGTTAGCAAAGGAACGCTACCGACTCAGGCATTCCAAGACTTCTACAATAGCCATCCAGACTTCTTCACCAACTACCCCAACGTAGCTGCCTTCTTTGCTCCTCAGGATCAGGGTTTCAGTAGCTTTGCCTATCAGGAGCAGAAGATTACAGGACAGCGGACCTCGTTGACACCGAATGAATGGCTGCTTCAGGTTGCTATCCGACAGGGAGATAACTTGTTCTACAGCAAGGTAAAGCCAATCTATGACCAGGCAGTAGCTGCTGGAGTCTCATCGAGGGCTCTAGCTCCCTGGTATGCTGCTCAGAAGCAGCAGATTGATGACATGTACCCTGGCTGGCTAGCATATCGTAATGCTGCATCTGACCGTGAAGCTCAACGAATTGCTGCTATTCAGGAGTTGCAACAGGCTGCTGACGATCCAGCCTCTAATAACATGACTGGTATTACTGGACTTCGCAACTTTCTACTCAACTACAACCAGGCCAAGACTGCACTCCAAGCCCAGGGGCTATCATCTCTCACTTCCAAGACTGCCCAGCCAGTACGAACCTACCTCAACCAGGTGTATCTGGAAGATGTACAGACTAGGAATCCAGATGCGGTAGCTCAGGCTGAAGCGAAGGCTGGAACCTCAGATCCTGGTATAATTATAGCTAATCTTCCTCCACTAACCAACCTTTCACCTCTGGATGAGGCGTTTCAATACCTATTCCGTTACGAACTGAATGACTTTGCGACTGCATAATGGTTACTGGCACTCCTCAACTTACGCCTGCTTCTAGGGCTACCACTCCCAAAGCTGTCAAAGCTCCTTCTAAGGCTAGTGCTGCTGAAGCAGCACAGGTAGCCAATCCGACTTCTACACCTGCCATTGCCAATCTTCCTCAGGGTTTACAGGATGCCCTCAATCAGGCAGCCGCTGGTAACTCAGATCTGCAACAGCTACAAACCAAGGCTCTTGACTTCCTACGACCACTCCTTGCTCCCAATGGTGGTTGGTCAGCACAGTTGGCTGCATTCCAACAGAAACTTGTTACTGCTGCTCAGGCAGCCGGCATTACGGTTCCTCCTCTAACTATGGGACAGCTAGATCCACAGAACTGGACCATTACTATGACCACTAATATCCTACAGTGGGCTGAGGAGAACCATTACGGATACAACGTGGATGCTGCTGTGAATCAGTGGACTGCTGCTTATAAGTACTCCCAAGGAGCACAGGGTCCGACTGGTAATGCTTGGCCCATTCCCGTTGCCATGCCTAGCCAGCTTGACGTAGCATCCGCTACAGACTCTGTATTTGAGCAGCTTATGGGTCGTAGAGCAACTGTTGAGGAACAGGCAGCGGTAGCTGCAATCATTGACAGGTATAAGCCAACTGCTGCTCTAGCTACTAAGGCAGGTACAGTTCATGGTGCGGAGATTGGTTTGGGAGGTCCTGCGGCTGCTCTATCTCAAGCACAGGGAAATCAGCCTCTAGACGCTTACGGTAACCCAATTCCTTCAGGCGCTCCTCCTGCTCCCAGGACTACTGCCGATGCTCAGCATCGTGGTGTTGGTGAGATTGGACAGACTGCTGGTGGTAGTCAGGGTGGTCCCCAGCCCCCCGCTTCAGCCCCTACTGCTCGACAGGCTAACCGTGGTAGAGGAAATCCACAAGCTCCACAAGGACAACATCCTCAGCCAGCGCCTGTTACTGGAACCGTCAATAGTGGTCCTGACAATCCCGCTAACCAGCCAGCACAACCTGCTCCTACCCCAACTCCTGCCGCTCCCCCTGGTAGCGATTCTAGTGGTGGTAATGCTGGATATCAGTTTGTCCCTTATATCGCTCCACCCAGCCCAACCGATGCTGCTGAACAGTATGCACTCCAGAATGAGGCTCCAGAAGTAAATGGTATGTTCGTTGCTAACGTGCTCAATGATTGGGCTCAGTTCGTGAGGCAAGCATAATGTCAAGTCTCTTTAGTGATCCCTCTGTCACAGGACAGACAGACAGTGTAGATACACTCGTCAACAATGCGATGAGCTACCTGGGCGGTGCTTACGTCTGGGGTGGTGATACTCTAGGCAAGGGTGTTGACTGCTCTGGATTCGTTCAGCAGCTATTCGCACAGCTTGGTCAGTCCATTGGTAGGGATACCGGAGCACAGCGTTCTTCCTCTGCACTTACGGATGTGTCAGGAGGGCTAGCAAACGCTCAGGTTGGTGACTTGCTGTTCTTCGGTGATGCCACTGGTTCTAACGCTCACGTTGGAATCTATATTGGTAACGGCAAGATGATTTCTGCTGAGAATCCTACGAGTGGTATTGCAGTCGCCGATATCTCCGGTGGGTTCTTCGGGAATGAACAGCTAAACCTCATCCGTCGTTCTCCAAACCTGGCACCAGCTTCAGAAACAGCTAGGAAGTATGCAGGTCAAGCTCCTACATCACTGGATAACTCAATTGGTGGTAACCCAGACCCATCTACAAATGGAGCCACCAACCAGGCCAACATTGAACCCTACAATCCAGGCAAGCAGTATCCAGCTCTGACTGCTGCTGAGCAGCAATGGGTTCAGACCAATGCACCACAGTTTGAGTTTATGCTCAACGATCCACAGCTTGCTAACATTATCGGCTATGCGATCAATCAGCACCTAACCGGATCCAATGGGCTTCAGATTCTCCAGGGACTTCTTACTCAGACAGACTGGTATAAGACTCACTCAGCAGCCCAACGTGGTTGGATTGAAACCTATGGTGCTGATCCCAAGGAAGCAGCCCGGCAGATTCAGCAGCAGGTTCAGGCTGTCAAAGACCAAGCCGGGACACAGGGGATCAATCTCACAACTGATCAGGCAAACTACCTTGCTACACAGTCACTCTACATGGGCTGGACTGCACAGGAGCTTACCCGTGAGATTGGTAAGTATTCCAGCACCGCTGGTCCTTCGTCTACGTTGTCACAACTAAAGCAGGATGCAGCTTCATATCTACTTCCCACTCCAGACAGCACGCTCCAGACGTGGCTAACTAACATCAATGAAGGGACATCTACCTTGGAGCAGTGGCAGGCAAACCTACAGCAGCAGGCTATGAATGCCTATTCCTCCTATCCACAGCTAGTAGCTGCTATTCAGCGTGGAGTTACACCGGAACAGTACCTTGCCCCATACGCCAATGCAGCAGCTACCGCTCTAGGAGTTAGCCCTGATTCTATTTCCTTCAACGATCCGAAATGGTCTAAGGCTATCTTCAATACTCAACCCGCTGGATCTAATGCCACTACTAGCGCCTCAACTACCGGAGGTGGACAGACGGGTGGTATCCCTGATATCTACAGCTTCATGAACAACATTCGATCTGACCCTAGCTATGGCTACCAGTATAGCCAAGAGGCAAAGCAGAAGTCTGCTGACCTAGAAACCACTATCCTCCAGACGTTTGGAAAGCCCCTATAATGGCCGTCTCTGCCGCTGTATCCAAGTTCCTTCAGGCGTATAGTAACGCTACTCCTCAAGAGAAGGCTCTAATTGAAGCCAACGTTGCCAACTCGAAGGTTACCGGCGTTCCCCTAAGTGCAATACAGAGTCCATCTCCTATCATTAGCAACCTAACGCCTCAGGAACAGTCTGAGGTCTTGAATATGGTTGCTCAGAACCAGGCCGGACTTCAGGGGATGACTTCAGATCAGCAGCAGGCATTTATGGCCTTGCAGGCAGGTCTTGCATCTACAGCAGTCGGTGGTAATCCATTTGGTCTTTCCCTGGGTGCCTTGAGTTATTTCTACAACAACCCAACCGCCCTCCAGCAGTATGCTACTGCTAATGGTTTGAGTATGCAGCAAATCCAGCCGTATGTGGATGCTCTGACAGCCTACTATCAACAGCCTGGAGCTATGAACTCTCCACAGGCTCTAGCAGCCGCTGCGGCTGCTGGTAGCTCTGGATCTGGGTCGGGTGGACCGGCGGCAGGTACTCCTGCACAGCAGGACGCTATGGCTCAGGTCAATGCTGTACTTCAGCAGTATGGGCTTCAGGACCTTGCATCCTGGGCGTGGCAGCAAATTACAAGCGGTCAGACTCCTGCTCAGATCATGATATCCATGTATCAGCAGCCCACGTTCCAGAAGAGGTTTCCAGGCATATTCGCCATGCAGCAGGCTGGACTCGCTGTTCCCAATCCTGCTGATTACCTCGCTACCGAGAATGACTACAAGTCAGTCCTCAAGAGGTATGGGGCAGATGCTCCTAATGACCCTAATGCCTATGTAAACCTCTTTACTGGGCAGGTGAGTGCCTCTGAACTAGAACAGAGGTCTCAGATGTGGGATAAGATCGTCAATGTCTATGGTCCAGCCCTCCAACAGCAGTTTCAGGACTATGCAGGCATCAACAACGTCACTCCTCAGCAACTCTATGAGATGATGGCTGGATTGGATGGTGGAAAGCTCGCTCAGCAATATGCTAAGAACACAGGAACTCAGATGGCTCCTCTCACCTTTGCCCATATAACCGACCTGGAAGCCAGGGCTGAGTCTGCCTATAAGGGCGAGTTCAATGCTGGTGGTATGGTCGCTAGTGGTCCTACTGCTGGTACCGAGGAACAGACAATCCGTGCTAGGACTGGTGCGAACTACTCAACTACCCCTGTGACCAGCCCTATCGGTAGTCCTGGACCATCAATCTAAAGAAATCTGGAGAAATCTAAAGAAATCGCTTGACAAACCAATCTGCCCTGTGATACAATATGTATCAGATGCGGTCCAGGTAGGCGCTACCCACTCCTACTTGCTAAACCGAATCGGCAATTCTCACCGAGAACTCGGGTGCGAGAAGCGCAGGGTAGACAACATTGTCCTTGAATAAGAGGAATACTCTGTGCCTGATACTGATCTCGACCTAGACAATTTGGACCTCGGGGATCCTGAAGCCGTAAAGCACCTGAAGGCGTGGGCTCAACGCCAGGCTGATGCTGCTAAGTCTGCTCAGGAGAATCTCGTTGCTGCTCAGCAAGCTGCCCATGCTACTGAGGTAAAGGCAACCCTGCGTGACCTGGGTGTCCCTGAGTCTCTAGCTAACCTGTACCCTTCTGACGCTCCTACCACGAAGGACGCCATCAAGACGTTTATCAAGGATAACGTTGGAATCGATCCAGATGTGAATACTGAATGGGCTCGTTATAGCCAGCGTGCTGGCCAGGGCGAGGCTCCTCCTGCTGCTGAGGATGAAATGGAAGCCTACGCCAAGAAGCTCATTGAAGGTAACCGAAAGTTCTACAGCCGTCCCTATGACCTGTCTCCTGATGAGAAGTTGGAAATTGAGGAGATTCAGCTCAAGGTTGTGAACGAACTACTCCCCAAGTGGGATAACGATGTCGCCAGCGGGCGCATGGGTCCCATTATTGATCCTCAGGGCTTTGGTGGGTTGATTGACCCTCCTATCTATGCCCGTAGGGCTTCCTTCCACATGCAGGCCACTCCACGCTAAAGGATAAGAAATGGCAACTACTTCATCTGCTACCCTTGGCAACATTGTCAAGACCGCTTATGACCGGCTCCTTTATATGGACCTCCGGTCCCAGCCTACCTTCGACATGGTTGCTGATGTGAAGCCTGCACTTCAGGCTATGCCGGGTAACGTCGTTACTTGGTCTATTCTGTCGAATCTCTCAGCAGCTACTTCCACCCTGACCGAAACCTCTGATATCAGCCCGGTTGCTCTCAGCAACCCAACTCAGGTATCAGCTACTCTTGCCGAGTATGGGAATGGCGTGGAACTTACTGCTGTCCTGCGAGCCACTGGCTTTGTGGACGTTGACAATGCGACTCTGAACGTGCTTGGCTATAACCTGGCTGACTCACTCGATCAGGTTGCGGCTGCTGTCATCGACGCTGGTT